AAGGCGCAAGGTTCCGCATACGGCAATGTGCCCAACGGTTGCGACCTTTACCTGTTCGCATCCATGGCCGATTTTCAGTCGTTCATGCACTTCATGGCCGATAAGCCATGGGTGACGCAGGGCATTGTCTCGGTGACCGCTGTGAGCTACGGCGCAACCGTCAACAGTGAAGTGGTCACAGAGTCACTGTCATGGACGACAGGTTCACCACCGTTCCTTCGCCTCATCAGTGGCCCTAGCGGTCAGGTGAACAACGTCATCGTGTCCGAGCTGGACCCCAACGAGAACCTACGCGATCGCGTGTGGCTGGCACAAAACTGGCGTGACGGTCTACTCACAGGGCGTTACGCGAACCTGAAAAAGTTTCTCACCTACCCTTACACCGCTGTCGAGCTGACCACCTACTCAGCAACCCCCATTGTGTTGAAGCCGGAGTGTATGGCCGGAAACGACATGATCGTTTTGCAAAAAGCGTTCATGGGCCAACCAAACCCGCGCATTGTGTTCATCCCATACAAGTACAACGCACTGCCCGGTTTCGTGGACGTTGCCGCCGCTGACGGTTCCATCATGAACGACGGTGGCGAAATGTACGACATGATGACCGGCATTTTCGACCTACCCACATTTAGTGTGGTGAACAACGGTTATCTGTCGTACATGGCAGCTAACCGTAACTCCATCGCGTTCCAACACACGTCGGCTGACTGGTCACAACAGCGAGCGCTACGGGGCGCCGAGACCGCGCTAGGGAACACCGCTAGAGGGATTGACCTGGGTGTGGACCTTGCCGGTTCCGCTTCGCAGAACATCACCGACAGCGCGAACCTGGCGCGTACCGTAGCCGGCCAACGCGCCCTGCTGGGAGGCGCGAACGCGGTCGCTGGTGGTGTCATGCGTGGCGCGGCTGGTGGTGGCCCTGCTGGCGCTGCTGCCGGTGCCGGGTTGGGTATTCTCAACCAGGCGGCAGACCTTGCCATTGCTCAGAATCAGATCGAGCAGTCAGCGGCCATCGCATCGGGTCAGGTGAACCGTAACGCAACGTTGACCAAAAACACTGGCATACAGAACATGGACACTAACTTTGCGTATGCACAGTTTTCCGCGCAAGGTGACTATTCCAACGCTATTGCCGGAATCAACGCGAAAGTGCAAGACGCGCGTTTGATTCAGCCCACGACGGCGGGTCAGCTAGGCGGGGACGTGTTCAACCTTGCCATGCTGAAATGGGGTTTGTTCGCAAAGGTCAAGATGTTGCAGTACGCGGTGAACGTGGGAATTGGAGAGTTCTGGCTTCGATACGGTTACGCGATCAACCGTTTCGGTCGTATGCCATCAGATTTTCAGGTCATGGAAAAGTTCACTTACTGGAAGCTTCGGGAAACCTACATCACGTCCAGCGCGTGTCCTGAGACGTACCGGCAGACCATACGCGGCATCTTTGAGAAGGGTGTTACCGTGTGGGCCAACGCCGCTGATATCGGTAATATCGACATTGCGGACAATGCGCCTAAGACGGGAATCACACTGTGAGCAGACGCAAGCGGGACTATGTTGAGGAATACCTGTATGGGCCGTTTCGCGGCAATGCGCCGCGTGACCGCCTGGCGTTGTACGAAACCATGTATATGCGAATTCTTACGGAGTTTGCCACTAACCGTTTCAAGTGGACTGGTCTGCCCGAGGAGATAGACCGTCGGTTCCTTGAGTATGAGTTGTTCCGGCATGCTCTCGCGGTGTTCTTTTATGAGGACAAGAATTATAACCGTTATTTTGCGTTGCGTGGTTCGGGTGCCGGCGGTTGGAACATGTACGACAACCCCACCCGGTTCACGGTCAGCGGCAACAACATGGCAGGGAAGCTGCCCGCACACATCAACGGTCGTGACTGTGTTCCGATTTGGGCGAACACGATGCGCGTGCCCGACTGGGATTTGGTGCTCTTGCAGTCCACGAAACTTGCCGAGATTGAGCGTACCATCGAAATCAACTTGCAGGCGATGCGTAAGCCTTTTCTATTCGCTGTCAACGATAATGAGCGTTTGACGTTCCAGAATGTGTGGCGGCAGGTTCAGGAGGGTGAGCCGGTCATTTTCGGCACCGACGTTTTCCAGGGCAACACGCTTGACGACAAGATCAAACTGTTCGACATGAAGATTGACAAAGATTTGGTCATCAACTTGCAGCTTGCGAAAGCAAAAATCTGGAATGAGACGATGACTTTTCTTGGCATCAACAACTCAAACCAGGACAAACGCGAACGTCTCGTGGCTGACGAGGTGGGCGCAAACGATGCACAGGTGTCAGCGGCCCGTAACTCTGCTATGGGTGCGCGCAAGTACGCGGTGGAGCAGATCAACAAGAAATATAGTCTCAGCGTTGAGGTTGAGTGGAACGAGGACGAACTGGTCATGTCGTCCTCGGATGGCCCGATGGATGCGCCTAACCCTGGCGGGTCAACCGCTGACCTTATGTCTGGACGGAGTAAGAACTAATGCCTACGTTTACGATGCGGTTGTGTGACCTTATCGACTCCGGTTTTGATATCGGTATGGCGACTGCCACCGATTATCCGATTTTTGACGAGGCTTACCGTGCTGTGTTGAATCAGCGCATCACGGACCATTATGCGCTGTATGAGATTGGGCACGAAACACCGTCAATGTTCAAGTTCGCGCTCAACCGTCGGTTGCGCGAAATTATGAAGTACTACAACCAACTGTATGAGTCCGAGAAAATCGCGTTTGACCCGCTGTCGACGATGGATTATACGGATGACACCACATCAACCAACGCGGTTAATTCTTCGCAGAATGCGACCAACCACAACACCAACGACACGTCATCGCGGGCCAGGGTTGTGAACTCCGAGCTGCCACAGGTTCACCTGTCACCGGACGAGGACTACGCCAGCTCGGGGGCTGACACCGCGTCTGACACCACCGCCACCGGGGATGGCACGTCAACGACCACCGGCACGGACACCGCGAATGGTACGGTGAACCACACCACGCAGGGCAGACAAGGGCCGGCCTCAACGCTACTCATGTCCTACCGTGCAAGCCTGCTGAACATTGACCTCATGGTTATTAAAGACTGTGCCGATCTGTTCATGGGTGTTTGGAACACGAATGACGAATATTCCACGCATGGAAGGATGTACGGCAGTGTCTTTGTCGCCGATGGATACCCTGAGATTTAGTCGCCCCGTAGGAACAACTACACCGTTCACGCAACGTGACAACGATACGTTTCTGACGATCCTTAAGGGGTTGCAGTACACGCTCAACGACCTCATTGAGCAGGTCAACGCCAACGACGTTTCCAGTCAGAACGATCTGAACACGGCCATTGCCGACCTCACGAACAAGCTGAACCTAGCCCTCATGGACTATGAGGCGTACCTCACGGCGTTGGTGCAGTCCTCGCACGACGAAGGTGTTGTGTTCGACCCGACCAACGGCACCCACATTGAAGGGTTTTCGCTGGTCCTGGGGCGCGTGTATGACAACGCTCGTGTGTTCGCGTACTTTGCGAAACAGTATGACCAGCTCAACTTGACTGCTTCCGCGTATGATGCTTTTGCGTACTCGGCGCGGCACTTTGACTTGGGTGTGACCTACCCGACTCTCAACGACACACAAGCGTAAAGGACAAGTTCAGTGGGATACACGAACCGCACCCCAAACAAGTACCTTCCACAGTGGGTGGAAGATGATAAGCCGTCATGGTTGGGTGATGTTAATGGCGCGTTCAACGCCATTGACAACGCTTTCACCACCGTGGAAAGCGCGCAAGCCACAGCCAATAACACGATTCTGACGTTGCAGAACCAGGTTGCCACGCTGAACTCTCAGATTCAGATTCTTAAGGCGGCCATTATTGCGAACGGTGGTCACGTCAGTGGGATCTAGCACTCAGACACCACACATCGCGCTCCCACAGTTCGGCGACAATGACAAGCCGACGTGGCGCGGTGATATTAACGGCGCGTTTAACTCCATTGACGCTAAGTTCGCGGACACCGATACAGTGTTGGCGGGCAAGTCCGATAAGGACAGCATCGTTTTTAACGCGAAAGACCACGGGCTGAAAGGTGACGGTGTCACCGACGACACGATCGCTAACACAGCGTTTCTTAACCTTGTTGACGCTTCCGGGATGCACGCTGTCGCCTACTACCCGTCGGGCGAGTACATCATCCCCAACGGTATTTCGTTGGCTGGTAAGTCGTGTCTGATACAGGGCGAGGGATCGTCCACCATCATTCACGCGAACGCTCAGACGGGTCCGGTCGTTGACTTTACCGGCTGGGTGCCGCCCGAAGATGCGACCATGCACCCGTTCGTTTCCAGGGTGCGCGTTGGCGGTTTCGCTGTTAGGGGGTCTGGCGTTGCTGACCCGACTAAACT